GAAGGCGCGATCGAGCCGTTTGCGATCCAGTTCTCTGAGGTCGTTACAAAGATGCTCTTCACCTTACGCGAGCAGACAAACGGCAACAAGATCATGGCAACGGCTAACCGTCTCCAGTACCTGAGCAACGCGGAGAAGCTGAACGTGTCAACGCAGCTCCTCGACCGCGGAATCATCACGCTGAATGATGCGAGAGAGATCTGGAACCTTCCGGATCTGGGCGAGGCTGGAGATGTGCGGATCATCCGCGGTGAATATTATGACGCAGACAGTAAACTAACGGAGGTAAACGATGAGCAAGAAGGAAATTAGGGCTTTTAATTTTGAGGTTAGAGCTGACCAGAACGAAGAACACGGAAGCCATCTGACAGGCACGCCGATTGTATTTGATTCAAAGACGGACATGGGATGGTATGACGAAATCATTGATAAGGACGCACTCGCAGAAACTGATCTTCGCGATGTGCGTTTTTTAGTTAATCACAACACGGACATGATTCCGCTGGCAAGATCTCGTAATAACAACGAGAACTCGACCATGCAGCTGTCTGTTGGTGATAACGGCATGAATATCCGAGTCGACCTTGACACGGAGAACAATGCCGACAGCAGGGCTCTGTACTCTGCAGTAGAACGTGGAGACATCTCCGGAATGTCCTTCATGTTCTCTGTAGACCGTGACGAGTGGGACGACCTTGAAAGCGAGCATCCGGTAAGACGAGTATTGTCGATCGGTCGCGTTTTTGAGGTTTCAGCCGTGACGTGGCCCGCATACGAAGCTACCTCGATCCAGGCAAGAGGCCTTTCCGAAGCACTGGAGAGTGCGAAGGAATCACTGGAGAGTGCAAAAGCCACAAAGCGAGAGATCGAGCGTAGAAAACAGAAAATCAGAATTTTATCGGAGGTTTAAATCATGGAATTAAAAAACATGACCGCTGATGAGCTCATCGAAAGACGTGACGCACTCGTTGAAGGTCTGGACGCAGAAGATGCAGACCTTGACGCAATCGAGGAAGAAGTCAGAGCAATCAAAGAAGAGCTCGAAGCAAGAAAAGCTGAAGCAGCTAAAAAGGCCGAGATCCGCAAAGCAGTCGCTGACGGAGCCGGCGAAGTAATCGTAGACATGAAAGAACACATGGAGGAAAGAAATATCATGACTAACAACGAAGTAAGAAGTTCTGAGGCTTATATCAACGCATTTGCTGATTACCTCAAGAGCGGAGATGACACAGAGTGCCGTTCCCTTCTGACAGAGACCGTTTCCGGCACAGTTCCGGTTCCGGTTCTGGTTGAAGACATCATCAGAACAGCTTGGGAGAAAGATGAGATCCTGAGCAGAGTGAAAAAGACAAACTTCAAAGGCAATGTAAAGATTGCTTTCGAAAAATCCGCAGATCCGGCTTATGAGCACGTTGAAGGAACGACCGCTCCGACAGAGGAAGTTCTTGTATTCGGTATCGTGACAATGATCCCGAAAAATATTAAAAAGTGGATCACCATTTCTGACGAAGCTATCGCCCTGGGCGGAGAAGCATTTGTCCGCTATATCTATGACGAACTGACCTATCAGATCGTGAAGAAACTGGCAGCTCTCGTCGTTGCTGACATCGCAGGCCTCGGAACATCTTCCACAGCTACAGCTCCGGCAGCAGCTAAGATCACCGAAGCTCCGGCACTGACAACCATTGCATCCGCACTGGCTAACCTTTCTGACGAAGCAACTGATCCGGTCATCATCATGAACAGACTGACTGAGGCAGAATTTATCTCTGCAATCGCAGCAGGCAACTTCGCATTTGATGCGTTCCAGGGACTTCCGAGAGTTTACACTTCCGCTCTTCCGGCATACGCAAGTGCAGATGCTAACGCTGTATATGCAATCGTCGGCGATCTCAAAGGCGCTCAGGTCAACTATCCGGAAGGTGAAGGCGTTGTCATCAAATGGGATGATCTCAGCCTTGCAGAGAAGGATCTCGTTAAAGTTGTCGGCCGTCAGTATGCAGCTCATGCAGTAACAGCAAATAATCGCTTCACGAACATCGCTAAGCCGTCCCAGGCTACGAGCTAATGAAGGTTAAGCTGTTAAGAGATTCAAGAATTAAGCACTTTGCTGGGGAGACCGTTGAGGTCTCTCCTGCAGAGGCTCATTTCCTGATCAGCACGGGATCGGCTGTATCCGCCGAAGAGGTAAAGGCCGAGAAAAAGAAAGAAAAGAAAGAGACCAAGAAAAAATGAAATTATTGATTGCTATTCCGTCACTCGACTTCGTTCATGTCGATTTCATGCGATGCCTGGTCAATTTGACGAACAGGCTGAAGGATGAAGGAATCGACTTCGATGTTGACATCCGCTCCGGGACGCTCGTCTATATTGCGAGGAACCGGCTGGCAACAAAAGCAGCGCAGGGAGGTTATACGCACGTTCTCTGGCTGGATGCAGACATGATCTTCACAGAGGATGTACTGGATGATCTGATGTGGTGCGAGAAGGACTTCGTGTGCGGAGTGTTCCATGCGCGGAGACCGCCACACATGAGCTGTATCTTCACATCGCTGGATCCGTTGGAACGTGTGCAGGAATATCCGACTGAACCGTTTGAGATTGCAGGCTGTGGATTTGCGTGCGTGCTCATGAAGGTTGAGGTACTGTTTAAAGTCAATTTTCTGACATGTTTCACACCGATTCCGGAGCTTGGCGAAGATCTTGCATTCTGCAAACGGATTGGAGAGGCAGGAGTCAAGATGTACTGCGAGCCGTCGTGCCGTGTCGGGCATATCGGGCACATTACGATCTGGCCGGAAGATGAGCAGGAATATCAATCAAAATTGAAATAGGAGGTGCTGAAACATGGCACTACTTGACGATGTAAAAATGGCGTGCCGTGTGACCACCGACACGTTCGACTCTGAATTATCTGATTTGATTCAAGCAGGATTTGCGGACATTGGGATAACCGATGTCCGTTCTTCTTTGCTGACAGAAGCAACCTGTCCGCCGCTTATCAAACGTGCGCTCCTCACCTACTGCCGGATGAACTTCGGCGTGCTTGAGGACAGCGTCTACGACCGTTTCAAAGCGTCCTACGACGAACAGAAGGCTCAGCTCCTTATGAGCACAGAGTACAACGATCTGGGCGGTGATGCAGATGTTTGACGCAGGGATCCTGAAACTTTACACGCTGAGCAATCAGGCTTCTCCGGGGCTTATGCCTTCGGAGAAGCTCGTGAAGGTCGGAGAGGCGTACTACAACAACGAACGGATCGGCGTGACCAGGGCTTACGCGGCTATGGGCGCAAAACAGCAGATCGACATGGTTGTGCTTGCTTATAACGTCACGCTCGCTCCGGAAGTTGAGTACGTCATCTTAGAGGATGACCGCCAGTACCGGATCAGCCTGAAACAGCCGGAAGGTGATCATGTCCGGCTCACTCTTGAGAGATTGGAGGAACTGTACGATGTCGCTTCAGACGAGGATTAAAAACTTTTATCAGGGCCTTGCCGGGCTGAACATCAACTGCTTCCACTACTTCGTACCGTCCGGAGCTAAGGCTCCGTACATCGTATGGAATGAGGACTCTGAGGATGTGAGCTTTGACGCTGACAATCACAAGATGAGACAGTCAATTTCGGGCTTTGTGGAGCTTTTCACAAAGACGGAGCTCGACTCACGCTTTGACACGATCCAAAGCTTTCTGGACGGCTTTGAGAATCTTTCATGGACATGGGAGGCGACTCAGTACGGTGATCCGACGAACGGCGATGACAATCTGATCCATCACACCTGGTCATGGAGGCTGAGATAAATGGCAAAGGTACAGGTCTTTGGCATGGATATTTTCCTTGCCAATATGCAGAAGATGAGCACGGAAGCCCGGAACATTAACAAGGGCGCACTTGGCGAAGGAGCGAAGGTCGCAGCGGAAAAACTCCGCGATGCGATCGAGACGCTTCCGATCCGTCCGGATAAGTACACCGGAAGACAGCATTCGGAACGCTTCTACGGCGTGACCGAATCCGAATATATCCAGATCCTGGATAACTTCGGTATTGCTCGCTTCCAGGACTCCGGCGGAGCCTGGAACACATCCATTGGCTTCAAAGGTTATGTCAATACACCGTCCGCGAAGTTCAACGATCACGTCCCGACAGGCCTGCTCGTTCAGGCGGTCGAGTACGGCACACAGTTCCG